TATCCGAGCAGGGCAGGGATGGGGACGCAGTTCTCATTACGACACACTTCCACTCTGCCCAGAGCACCATAGAGGTAAAACTGGAGTTCATGGACTAGGGACCAAAGGCTTCCCAAAACACTACGGGTTTACAGAACAAGACTTACTAGAGGATGTGCGGTGTTTACTATCTCCCTGACGTTTTATAACGACCACGAGCACCTACACAGGCATATAGATGCCTGGCGTACATATCCTTATGTAGAGAAGCAAATAATAGACGACGGCAGTATTTCTCCCCCAGATGCAGATGTTCCTATCTACCGAATCCACAGAGACATACCTTGGAACATTCCTGGGGCTAGAAACTTAGGAGCTGCTGTCTGCCCGACGGAGTGGATTCTCTTTTGCGATATGGACCAGACGTTTAGCAAAGAGGCGATAGATGCCATTATTGACACCAAGCTAGAGAGAGGGACTTTCTACTCCTTCCAACGTAGGAACCGACCTAGAACCGCGGGAACGATGTTAGTCAGCAGGATGGACTACTGGCGGGTCGGGGGATATGACGAAGATTTTGCCGGACATTACGGATATAACGACCCTTACCTGAGAGCGTTGTTTTTACGCAACAATGTCCGAGAGGTGACACTTCCCATAATCTGCGACCAGCATAGTGCCGACTGCCAGCTAATCCGTACCCCAAATAATGAGGGTCTATACCAGCAAAAATTGCGGGGTGAGCACAGCCGAAACTACCTGAGATTTACATGGCAAAGGTACTAATCTACACCTCGATTTTCGGGGACTACGACTCGCTGAAGTCTCAGCCCGAGCAGTCCATAGACTGCACCTTCATGCACTTTCGCCAACCCCACGAGGAACTAGGGGATAACCCTAGATTGCAGGCTAAGTATTACAAGCTCGTATTACACCGGATTTTTGGCTCTGAGAGCCCTTTTGACTACACGATATGGGTAGACGGGTCGGTACAGATTGCAAGCCCGTATTTCGCCGAATACATGGTTTCCCAGGCCAAAGACTCGTGGTGTATGTTTACCCACCCCTGGAGAGACTGTATCTACGATGAGACCGAAGAGGCTCACGATATGGTCAAGTATCTAGACGAACCAATGAAAGAGCAGATGGCTCACTATGCGAGCCAGGGGATGCCTAGAAACTTTGGCATGACCTCCGCTGGGATTATTTGTAGGAACACCCGAAACCTGTCTGTAGTGGGGTTAGATGAGATGTGGTGGCGGGAGATTATGAGGTGGGGGATAAAAGACCAGATTCCCTTGCAATACGTCTTGTGGAAAACAGGCCAAGAGATATTGCGGTGCGACAAGCCTTTGTTTGGCAACGGCTTATTTACAATTCATGCAGGTCATAGGGCAGAGGAGTATAGAAAATTAAAGCGATAGCCATAGCAACCGTGGACGGGAAATGCCTTCCGGTCCTTGCAGCTTCTATTACCTTTTACGTCCCCGAGGATGTGGTTGTGTATCTGTCGGGGTCGGAGATGAAGTTACCAAGGCACAAGACGGTAAATTTACTCAACGAAGCGAGTAATTTTGGTGACGCCTTTAATACGGTGATGGGTCGGGCCTTTCAGGATGTAGATGAGGTGGTGTGTTGCAACGACGATATTGTGTTCAACCCCTACACCTGGAAGCTGCTTGCCGAGGATATTTCCATTATCAGAAGAGAAAATAACCCCCTCGGCTGGGTCGCATGCCGAAGCGACTACGCAAGAGGATACCAAAATATCCGAATCGGCAAGGGAGGCATAGGCGACTTTTTCAAGTACCAAAGCGAGCACCATATCCTGACCGCCGAAATAATTGCTCCTATCTGCGCCTATATCCACAAGGATGCCTGGGTAGACTTCCCTCCCCTGAATTGGTATTCGGACGATGTACAGTCTTTGGACGTCATGGCTAAGGGATACATGAACTTTATAAGCCGGGCGTATGTTTCCCACGTTGGCTCACAAACTTGTGGATTTGACGCCAAGAATCTTATAGAATCCGCAAAACCTTGGATTCGTGAGAATAGGCCAGAACTCTACAAAGAATGGTTTCAGAGGACAGATTAAAAAATTGGGCCTGGTATTGTGCATGGGGCCATGTCGGGCCAGAGGTCCGCACCACCGCCGCTTCTGCCGAGGGTAACTACGAATCAGACGATGTTTTTGAGGGCGAGGAGCCTAGACTTGAACCGGATATGTTGGACGGGCAGCTAGTGGAAAACGCTATAAGACAGCTCCCAGAAATGTCCCGCAAGGTTCTAAAGGCACGTTATATAATGTATCCGTACCATCTGAAGCACACCGTATCCCAAAGGCTACGGATTTCGGTGGACAGGCTTGAAAGTGAATTGCATATCGCCAAGAGGAGGCTTTATGACCGATTACAGAGAAATACTTCAGGGAACCGAGGAGTGGCTGAAGGCTCGGTTGGGTTGTCTAACAGCATCACGGGCTAATGATGCCTGCGCTGCCGAAACGACAGCCGCTTATCAAAACTATCTCTGGCAGCTTGTAGCAGAACGCGAGACAGGTCTTGCAGAAGATACCTACGTCAACGCCGATATGCAGCGGGGAACCGAAAAAGAACCCATCGCCAGAGCCGCCTACGAGGCCCACACAGGGACTTTCGTCACCCAGACAGGGTTCTGGCTCCACCCAGAAATCCCGTACTTTGGCGCTTCTCCTGATGGCTTGGCCGGAGAAGGTCTTATCGAAATCAAATGTCCGAGAACAAGCACCCACCTCCAATACAGAAAAGAAGGCAAAGTCCCTACGAAATACAAGCGACAGATGATGTGCCAACTGCTCTGCACGGGCAGGAAGTGGGTGGACTTTGTTAGCTTTGACGACAGGGTGCGGGAGTCTAAAAGACTTTTTATAGTCCGGTTTGAACCCAAGCAGTCAGAGTTAGACGAGATGATGGAGAAGGTTCAGGCTTTCTTAAAAGCAGTCGCCAAGGAGTGCGAGTGAATACAGTCTTGGTAGAAGCTCTCGCGCAGGAAATCTATGAGGTTATAGACAACTACGGGGAGCAGATGCCAGTAGCGGCTGTGGTGGGTGTTTTAGAGGCGGTGAAATATCAGTTGATGCGGAGAGCATCGGGGGATGAAGGAGAAACTGAATGAGCTTACGCAAAGCAGCAGAGATGGCGTTGGAGTTTGTGGAATGGCTTTGTGGAGATGACCATTCTGTTAAACCCAAAAACAGCGCATTGGAAACAAGAGAAGCACTACGCCAAGCACTAGCGCAACCGGAACAAGTCTTAACCGCCCGTGTGGTTGTTACGGGGGAGAAACCTTGGGTCAAGTCTTATTGCGGGGGTAAACCTAACTATTGCACCCCTCATGTCGATGCCGTAAACATGAGCCAAGAACGTGTCGATGAAACGGCAAAACGTGAACATGAAACAGGTAGTTAATTGGAGCTTGAAAAACAAGGAGTGGCTATGAACTGGACTGTATTTGTAGTGGATTGGGATTCTCTAGGACCGGCCAAGTTTCTGCTGTTTATGGTTGGGGTCGTCATATTTTCCGTGTGGTCAGAATGGCGTCGTGGCTGATAGCGGGGATAGGTGTTGTATACCTTCTAGTCGGAGTTCAACTGCTGGTAGAGGGTAAAATAGGGTTGGGTATCGCATTTTTGGGATACTCATTTTCTAATGTGGGCTTGTACTTAGCAGCGAGGTGAATATGCAATACGACAATACGAATAGTGGAGTTTTGTTTAAGAACGAATCCGAGAACGAGAAAGCTCCAGCATACAAGGGCAAGATAAACGTGGACGGCAAGGAGTACGAACTGGCTGCGTGGATTCGGGAAGGCAAGAAGGGTAAGTTTATGAGCCTGAAGGTTCAAGAGCCCCGGCAGAAGAAACCAGAACCCGATTTAGTTTCAGCAGATGATGACATCCCATGGTAAAAAATAAACTTTTAGAAGATGTGTATTCCGCACTCGAATCATTTTGCGGCGACCAGAGATGGCAGGGGACGTTTCAAGGCAAAGTCTTGGAGCAACTTGCCGAAGAACTTAAAAAGCCATTTCCTTACATAGAGGAAGAAGATGAGCATTTTCTATGATGTAGATGCCTTTATGAAGGCGGCGGGACACGGACCAGACCAGAAAAAGGTCGGTCTGTACTTAGACTTGGTGCGGGAGGAGATTGGGGAGTTGGAAGAAGCGATGGCCGCTTTCCACTCCTCCGAGAACCTTCAGGACGAGCAGGTAGCGAAAGCAGATGCCTTGGATGCGATTTGCGACTCTATCTGGGTCTTAATAGGTCTAGGGAAGGTCATGGACCTGCCAATCGAGTGGGGGTGGGATGAGGTCACAATCACGAACCTCAAGAAGATTGACGCCGAACTAGGAACCGTCTTGCGAGACGACCACGGCAAGATTATGAAACCTACTGGCTGGAGACCTCCCAATATGCTCAGGATTATCCAAGAGTTTGATAAGCAAAAATGAACTCAGGAGCCTCTTTACTTATAAGAGAGGCCACCTGTACTGGAAGCCCCGACCCGAGGAGTCGTTTGCCAAGTATTCTGCTTATGTGATGTGGAATCGGAGGTATGCCGGCAAGAGGGCTGGCTCTCCTAACAAGCGGGGTTATATCAGAATAGGTATATCCAAGAAGTACTACATGGAGCACCGGCTAATATGGCTGTTTCATAAGGGATGGCTGCCAGAGGCTATCGACCACCGAAACGGGAAACCCGCAGACAACAGGATGTCTAATCTCCGTGCAGCTACGCAGATGGAGAACCGCTGGAATTCTCGGAGAAAGCAACCTACCAAGACGAATGTAAAAGGGGTCTACAGGCGGGATAATGGCAAGTATGAAGCCCACATCTGCGCCGACCACAAACGAATACACCTCGGGGTCTTTGTTCGCAAGCGAGACGCCATTAGAATCGTATCAGCCGCCAGAAAAGCGTTGCATAAAACATTTGCTCGGCATCGTTAGCCGGGGTGAATTTATAGCTTCTAGGGAGGAGATACTAGAGATGGTCATGTCCGAACACGAAGCCAAGATAGAGGGTCTAGCTCGCTTTGTGCTGAAGATGAGAACGAAGGAAGAGCGAAGAAAGTGGTTGCAGGGGTTCGAGGATAAGAACGGACTAGACGTTACTCTTGAGCTGAAGAGTCGGATTCTTGAGATGAATAAAGCGAAACCTCGTCCTTCCGACGTTTAACCAGACCTGGTAATTCCTTGCCTGCGGCTTTGGTCCAGGCCATAAACGCTTCCGCAGCTCCTTCAAAGTCGCCCCTGTTGTGTTTCATGCGGATGGTGCTTTTTTGGAGGTTTCCGAGTCCGACATTGAATGAAAAGCTAACCAGGGCATCGAAGCGGCCTTGAGTGAGATTTTGAGGGCAAAGTCGTAGCACTCCTCGCTCAAACCTAACCAAGTCGTCTGCAAGGATTGAATCCACCTCTGCCATTGAGAGAACTCGGTCCCATCCAGCAGGGATTGGTAGGTTCTTGCGCTCATCTAGTTTGACTCCAATATGCGAAGGGTCAATAACGTGACCAACCCCAACAGTCCACAAAAGAGCAGGACAACGATAAGGGCGAGTACGAACTCCTTCATGGTGCTTTATCATCTTTAGACATTCGGCACTAATCTTCACTTCTTCGCCCAGCCGCGAGACCCAAACCAATATCCGATTATCCCCCCGAGCATAGCCATTTCGTCCTGGCTGAACACTACGTCTGAGAACTTGAGAACGTCGTCAATGCTTGTAATAACTCCGGGCAGGGAGAAGATGTGCCACATAATCCAGACATTGATTGCCACGAGTTCGAGAACCAGGATGTAGGTAATGGTCGGTCTTACCGTCCCGACATAGTTCACCACCCACTTGCTAGACTTATCTAGAATCTTGGCGTCGTGGGCTAGAGCTGCCTGTTGCATCTGAGACTCTGCCTGCATGGCAATCTGGTCTGTACGGATTTCCTCGACCTTCTGCTGGGCTAGAAACCCTTCCCTAGCAAGAGCTAGTTCTCGCTCTGTTTGGACCCGTGCAAGCTCCATTTCATGCTTCTTATCCGCTTTATCTTGGAAGAACTCCAAGACTTTAGGTAATCCAGAGATAAGTAGACCGCCGAGGGTAGATAACAGACTTAGCATTACATGACTCCCGTTGCTTTGAAAATTCCGTAGATGATTGCTGAAACTAGAAAAATCCCACCCCACTCCCGTCTGGCCTGCATACGGTTGCGGTAGAACTCGTCATTGAGTTCCCGGTGGTCTTTACGAAGTTGGTTGATTAAGGATTTGACTTCCGAGACAGCGGAGCGTCCAAACTCCCTCTCCACCTCTCGGTACATGGCTTGTTCTGCGTCGCGGATTTGTCGGATGATTCGGTACTCATCTACCGCTTCCATCCACACCATGTCGCCACGGCGCATCATTTGTTGTTGTTTGCGTTTCCACGCTACACGGGCTTTTGCTTCCTCGTCTAAGAAGGTATTGACCTCCTTAGCGGTTTCTTTTATCTCACGCCCGACCTTGACTGCTTCTTTTATACTTCCTAGTGCTGCCCGTGTTGTCTCAATCGGGTCACTCATTATCTCCCTATACTTTCTCTCCCCTAAAGTAAGCCTCTCCGTCTATTACTTCGCATAGTTCTGGTGGCAGTAGTTTGCCATTGTTAAACGTCAAAACAGCAAAACCGCTACACCAATTCACGGGGTTACATTCCGTGTAGGTAAATTGGTCTCCGTAGGGTTCTGCAAGGGTTCCGGTATCTACACCGTATCGTCGTCCGTCGTAGTCCGACCACGGGTAAACCTGGAGCTTGTGCAGGTGTCCGGTGACGATGCTTCTCCCAGACTTCAGCGTATTGTTATACGTTGCGTGTTGGCCGTTATGCCACCTGTGCTTCACAACTACGTCGTCGTTTATGTCTACTCGCCAGCCCGTGTGCCAGCCGGGGAAGTAGTCGAATAGTCCTTGGAAGTCGGATAGCTCAGGAGCGTTGACAGCAATATAGCGGTGCAGCCGGACATCGTGATTACCAAAAGTCCAGAAACAGCGAGCGTTCTTAGAAGCGTTCCTAATCTCATCTAGACGGTCCTGGCAGGCTTCTATCTCTTGTTTAGGGGTTGGTGGATTGGTTCCCATAAGAGGCTCGTGGCGGCTGATTCTAGAGCCGTCAAAGACATCCCCGTTCAGGATGACCGTCTGGGGCTTAAATTCGGTCAGCAAGGCGATGAAGGCTTTGTGGGCTACCGTGACTTCCCCAGGCCAGTAATGGCAGTCAGAAGCCACAAAAACCCGCCCATTGTCGACTTGGTGGGAAAGGATGCGTTTGTTATCAGGAATGATAGTCTTTACAACAGATTCCTGTTTGGCGGCAAAAGAAGGTAGGGTTATCCCTAACTTTTGCTGGATGGCGGTTCGTCTCTTGTAGACGGTGGTGACATCCATTCCCAACTCTTTAGCGACATAGGTAGGACTACCCAATCGTTTCAGAGCATCAATTATTTTCTCGTCCGGTACTCTTGCTACGGCCACGAATCCCTCCCAAGCGCATAGTGTCTATCGGTTCATGGGATGAGGTGTCATACAGGCAAGCGAGCTTTACGGCTTCGGTAGGTGATAACCCTAAGTGCATAGCTGCTATTGCGTAATTTGCCCCAGTTCCAATCGCCCAAAAGTCGTTCTTAATACGCGCAGGAATGATAGTCCCCTCATAAACCCAGAGACCGTCACTTCTAAGCTCAAGAACGGTAACGTCCATATCGGAGTCTAGTTCTCCACCAGACTCCAAAACCTGTAGCATTTTCAAGCATTTATCCCAATCTCCGCAAGCCCCATATACAGAGTTTTTTCCCCTGCGAAGTTTTTCCACGAGATAAAAGGAGTCGTCGCCGCTAACCATAGAATCTGCGGCAATTTCTCCCGTAGATACCTTAGCGGCAACTGTGGTCATTTTCTACGTTTCAGCCAATCTTGAATCGTCCGTAATTCGTATATACGAAAACCCGTCCACACAATCGTAAACAGGGCTGCAATGGCCGGGAGGATGTCGGCTAGGGTCCCCACCACGGTTGCAATGGAGAGGGCGTCTACGGCGTGTTTTGTGGCTTCTGTGGTCATTTTTATTCTCTTTTATCCCTTGGGATATTTGGCTTTGACCGCTTGGCAAGCCGCAATGTAGGAATCAATTTGTGATTGGTTACCCTTGACAATGCCATCGAGATAATCACGAAAATCTGGGTACTCAAGAGCGCGTTTTCGTTGATATTCTTTGGCATTATATTCGGCCCGTAGTCGTGCAAGTTCAGCATCAATCTCTGCATCAGTTGGTTTGATTTCTGGCTCAACAACCCAAGTAATAACATCATCAGCAAGTGCAATTTGTGCCGTTGGAAGTAACGATTTAATTGCTGTCATTTTGTCAATCATGGTGTTACCTCCATAAGAGTAATTGTTGATGAACTATTATTATTAGTGTAGTTGTTGATATATGCTTGGTTTCCGCTACTTGTGGCAAACTGAATTTTATATGTTATGGATGACGTAGTTGCTGGAGAATCTAAATACCCAATAGAAACTCCACCAGCATATAGTTGAGAAAGTGATGAATAACCTATGCTGGAATCTATGTATTCAAGAGTAGTAGAGTCTCTTAAAATTCTAGTTCTAATAGATGTTACGGTTGCTTCGCTAGTCATACCATTGATGCTGACCAAAACTAGTATTTTATTTGATGCCGATGTTGGTGTAATTGTTGCAGACAATCCGGTTATATCCGCAAAAGTAGCAGATGCAATACCTCGTAATGTTGTCATAAGAGTATTTTTTACTTGAACTACTGCACCACTGCTACTAGAAGCCCAAGATAATGTTCCCAATCCGTTAGTAGACAATAACTGACCATTTGTACCATCGGCAGATGGCAACGTGTAAGTAGTCGATCCAGCCGCTGCCGCCGGAGCAAGGCCCACATACCCAGAGGAGGAGCCAGAAAGACGCAGGGTTCCCTTGACATCTAATTTGCTCCCTGCCGATGTCGTGCCAATACCCACGTTGCCACTAGAGTCAATACGCATTGACTCAGCACCACCTTCTGTAAAGGCAATAGTGTCAGCAGCAGGGAAGAAGATTCCGGTGTTGGTGTCGCCGTGGGCTGCGATACTTGGGGTTCCTACTGCACCTGCGGCAAAGGTAGCGGTAGTAGAGCCTGTAATCGTATTTGTGCCTGACATCAGCACATTGCCGGTAATAGTGTTAGCAGTACCAGAGATAAGTACCCCGCCAGCAAAGGTAAATGCGTCTCCAGAAGCTCCCGTCTGGAACTCCTTTAGGTGAACCATAAGTTCACGGATAGCATTGTTAATACCGGAAGGAGCACATCCCTCGTCGATATTTATACTTTCAATATCTGTGTTGGCAGAGTTAGTGGTTGAGTACTCTGAAATCTTGGTCTTGGGCATTTCTTACTCCATTCCATACTGAGATGATAAAAGTCCGCGGATAGCTGTCGCGGGCAAAAGTTCAAATGCTCTACTTTCTGGCGTTCTTCCGAGACTAATTTGTTCCATAAGGCGTTGGACATTTTGCTGACGTAGGGCTTCTGCTCCGCGGCGGGATACTTCTGCGCCAATCGCAAACGGAACGCCAAGCATTGGCTCTAGAGCTGCCGCACCGCCGGTCACCAATCCGGTTACAGGACCGCGGACAGAGAACTTGCCGACAAACCTCAACATCTGCTCGGTAGTACCACCGCCTTTAGCAATGTTTTCAATCTGAGCCCGTTCTGCTGGGGTAAATGTTGCCATACGTTTGTTGTTTTTTGCCAACGCAGCAAATTGCACCCGCAGAGCATTGTCCATTCCAGACTGACTATACTGGGCAGAACTTATGTCAGCTTTATTAACCAAGTCCTCTACGATTCCTAGACGTTTGCTTTGGCCGTAGACTTTTCTAGCCTCTTTCAGAGCTGACAAGGCAAGTTTCTCATCCCCAGCCAAAATGTTTGGCTTAGAGATGTTCTCAATCATTTCGTCATACTTATCCACAAGCGAGCCAGCAATACGTTGTTGGTCTCGGTTTGTGAAGTCTCCCTCTGGGGCGCGGACAATACGTCGCAGGTTTTCTAACTCTTTTAGAGTTTTTGGAGTCTGCCCTTCGGTTTCTAGACGATTGATGACAGAAGCAACTTGGGGGTGTAATCCAGGGTCGAATCCGAGGTCTGTGGCTTCTTTTTTGAGTGTGTTGGCGATGTTTTGGACGTAGGCGTCTTTAACGACAAGTCCTGCTCTGTCTGCCAAACGGTAGGAAGAAGCGGCTTGGGCGGCTAAGTCTGCACGGCCACCACCTGCCTCTACACGGCCAGGACGAACCCCTGGGGCGGCTCCTACTGCTGTTCCTGCTACCAAACCCGCTAGAGGGCTTCCCGTAGCCTCTGAGACCATTTGTGCGGTAGCGGCGGCAGGTGCGGCGGTAGCGATTTGTGCCGTAGGTGCAGCCGCGGCTTGACGAGCAACTTCTCGAACGGCAGGTTGTGTGGCTGTGGTTGCTAGTCTTGTTAGAGCAGGCACTTGAGCACCTGCTCCGGCAACCGCTCCAGCACCCGCCTCAAGCATCCGTTCACCCCTGCTTTCAGGTTTTGCTAGACCAAGGCGGTCAAGCAGGTCGGAAATGGCTGCTGACGGTAGTTTTACATCTTCCCGTGCGGCTAAGTTATAAAGGTTTACCAAGAAATCAGAAACAGGGATTGCAAGACCGCCTGTTAAAGCCCCTATAGCAGCCCCTGGAGGGCCAGCAACCGAACCCAAAGCCGCGCCTGTAGCTGCCATAGTAGCGGGAGGCAAAGCCCCTCTAGTGGCGATTTCTGCGACTCTTTGAGCACCGCCTTTTTGCGGAGCATTGGCTTCGTCATAAAGCCTTTTAGCCGCGGCATTGACGTCAGCTTCCGACATAGAGTCAGGAAACTCGACCTGCCCGACCTTCGGAATGTCAATAATCATTATTCAACCCTTCCGGTTGCGGGATTAAACTTTCTTACGCCACGCCCAGTTTGTGTCGGCATGACGTTTAGCGGCCCAAGTTCATAAAGTGGAAGTAAATCACGGACTTCTGGGCTTGCGTTTTTACGCAAAACGTCTAACTGACGGCCATGCGATGCAATTCGGTAATTTGCGGTCTTTTCCATTGCCGTAAGCAGGGCTTGGACCTCTGGTGCGGTAAATTGGTCTAGGCGACCAGCCGCGGCGCGTTGAATAAGCATCCGTTCGTTTTCGGTGATAGCACCCTGACCGCGCATTGCGGCGGCGGCAGATAGTTCAAACTTGGCAAGACCCTGCATAGCAACCGCGGTACGCTCAAGTTGCTCTTTTGTGTCCTTACCAGTAATTCCGAGAGATGTAGCAATCTGAGCCACAGCCCTTGGAGCACTACTAAGTGGGCCAGCAAACACACCTTGCTCAATAATCGGACGCAACTCCGAGATATTTTGCAGAGTGCTTTGTGCTTCTTGAGCTTGTGTAAACGAATTGTCTAAACGCTCTGCCGCACCTTTTCCAAGAACCTCTCCGAGCTTTTTGTCGCCAGGCAAAGTGATGTTTGTAGAAGGCGCACCAGCTTTTTTCTGCTCTAAAACAAAATCTTGGAATGTGCCTTTGAATCCTTGGCTAACAGCAAGATTATATTCTTGGATAGAGGTGGGGATATTTCGTTCTTTTGGCTCTCTAAATGCCAACTTAGCCACTTCTTCTGGGGCTACCTGTCCCAAGAGTTCTAGTGCTGCGGCTTGTTGTTGTCTTGCAACATCTGTCGGAGACAATGGCTGACCGATTCGCTCTGCTGCAACTTGGGTTGGACCGCCACCGCCAGCAAGTGCCATAGACGGAGTTGTTACACCGCCTTGTAATGCGGACATTCTTTCTGCAAATACATCTCGTGCTTTGCGCTGACGTTCTACATCTGCCTGCCTACGCTGCATCTCCTGTATCTGCATCCCGCGCAGGGCATTTTGTAGCGTCTGGTCGAAAGATTGCTGGTATGCCTGAACGCCGACAGGACCGGCTTGGCCAAGAACCTGACCGAGACTAGGAGCACGTTGCCCAGGAGCACCACGGGAGGCTTGTAGCATCCCGAAAGCAAGGTTTAGCAGTCCTGCGTTGCGAGCGCGTTGCTCTGCTGCGGCTTCCTGTTGCGGAGTCAAAAGTCCCGGCGGTAAACCTCCACCAAGCAGACTTTGGAGATTTTGTAGTGTTTCGTCCATGTGTTTATCCTAATAGACTAGCAAGGTTAATAGGTTGCGGCTGGAATCGAGTGCCGAGCAATCCGGTTCCACCTGCTCGCTGGGACAGAAGTCCGAGAAGTTGCGAGTAGTCAATGTTTCCTTGCGGAACGGCTGGCAGGTTATCTTGTTGTAACTGTTGTTGCGGAGTTAAAAGATTACTTGCAAGCCTAGCACCGCGCAAAGCATCTTGGATAGATAAAGTTTGTGGTGCGGCAAGTGGCGCGGCGGCGGTAGCACCACCTAGTAGGTTAGTTGCCCCAACACCTGCCGCAGTTTCTCCTGCAAGGTTAGCCGCTGTGCCAGGAGCAAACCCTGCTGCGGTAAGTCCTGCTGTGAGTTCTGATGCCGGAGGTAGTGCGGTTCCGAATCCTGCGGTTCCTACTGAGCCGAAAGAACCCAACTCTGGCGTTGTTCCTAGTGCCGTGTTGACTGCCGTATCAAATGCGCTTGGCACTACGGCGGCAGCGGCTGGGGCAGCACTTCCAAAAATAGCTCCAGGGGTGGTAGCGGCTCCAGCACCACCAAACCACTCAGCGGCTGCAATTGCATCCGCAGCACCTAGGCCAGCGGCGGTTCCGGTCCCAGCACCTGCGGCGGTTCCTGCGGCTGCTCCTGCTTCTGTTGCCCCTGTTAAGGCGGCTGTTTCTGCGCCACCAAAATACATACCCGTTCCAACTGCCGCAACCGTTACCCAACCGCCTGGAATTTCTTCATTTACAAAATCATCTATATCGCGGCCAACATCTTGCACAAAATCTACAGTACCGCTGATGACATCTCCGACGGCATCTACAGCACCGCTTACTGCGTCACCAATGCCACCAAGAATATCTCCGACAATACCGCCACCGCCACCCTCTAGCGTCATCCCATAGGGACCGCGAGGTTGGAACGCCCTTTCGGGCAACATAGAAAAATGGTCGTATCTCATACCATTGCCATCCAGTTGTAGTTAGGTCTGTCTGATTCTTGAACAGGCACACCAAGAGATGTCAAAAGTTGAACAATTTGCTCATTGTCAGCAAGTCCGTACACGGTTTGGATGCCAGACTGTCTAACCTTTTCTATAAAGAATTTTATAGATTTGACAAGTGTCATTGGGCTATCTTCGCTAAATAAATGCAGCGCAACGATACCTGGCTCAATTTTTTCTAGTAACAGAACAGAATCATTCTTTTGCAACATAACCGCATTTTTTGACTGAAGCATACGGTTTACAGCACCAAGAATTATCTCTGGCTGTAGGTTGCGCTCTTGTGCGTCTGCAACAATGATTTCTGATGGCTTCATCCGAAATATCCTAGTAACCCGCCAAGGGCAGCACCAGTACCACCATAACCAGCTTGATTACCAACCAAATACCCAAGAGTTCCTAAACCGGCGGCTTGTGCCAAGCGATTTGTTTGGGCCTGTGGAAATGGAACGTTTCCTGTGCTCATTGGGTTTCCATATACGGATGACAGGAACCCTTGAAGTTGTTGGAACGGCAGTTGTTGGCCAAATTGGAACCTCTGCATACTTTCCTGTAAAGGTTGGGCGGCAATTTGTTCTCTGGCTGCGCCTACAGTAGCCAAAGCCTGCGATGGCAAGAAAGATGATTGGAAGAAGGATGGGGCTGCTTGGGCAAGTGCCGACTGTGCAATCTGGGCCTGTTGTTGGAGTCCGCGCTCCCGAGCGTAGTCTTGTGCCGCCAAGGTTGCAGATACATCTCCCAAAGACCTTCCAAAGGCTTCTGTAGCCCTTGCTTGGGCTTGTTCCATCGCTCCTGAACCGTAACGACCTGCCCGACTAAAACCGCTTGCAATGCCTGGTAATACGGTCTGCTCGTATTGCTGAACCAGGGGTCTAGTAGCGGCTTGGATTAAGGCTTCACGATAAGGCGACCCGCCTAAAAACCCGCCTGCGGCAGTAGTGCCAATTTGCCCTAGAGACTGCTGGTAAGCCTGTTGAGCCTGCTGTAATACAGGTGCTCCGGCGGCGGCAGCTTGTTCTTGTTGGGTTAGCGCGGCAAGGGTCTGCTCACTAGGAGCAACATAAGTCTGCCCGGGAAAGAAGGTAGGCTGTGGACCCGTTAAGAATAGCTCTTGAGCCCTCTGTAAACCTGTTTGCAGGTAAGGGAGTAGTGCTGGGTCAATTCGTGATTCTGCCATGTTGTTACCCTATAAGAATATAAGCGTAAGTTTTGTCTGCCGTTGAGTTGGCAAAGTGTGTGATTGTTGCCTGCCCTTGCTGTTGGGCAGAGACGTAAATGTTCGAGTACGTTGCCGGTGCTACATAGTTAACCGTGAGAATTACCGACGGAGTTGCTGGTCTGGTCGGGCTGGTTTGCGCGGCTAAGTGTTCAATCTTGCAGTCTGAGTCCGTAGATGCCCACGCTAGTTGCACATAATCATCTGCTTGAAGTTCTATAAAGAAATTAAGCGCGGCAATTAGGTGACCGTCAGTTCCACCGTGGCTGTTAGGTACAGAAAACTTGCTGTTACTGCCAGCAATGTTAGACGCTGCACCACTTCCGCTACCCTTCTTGAACCATATATCTACGTCTTGAATTCCAACATCCGTGTTGGCAAACTGAATACTGAACGCAATGTTATATATCCCGTAAGACTTGACCCGAATTTTGTTGGTACTCTCTACCGAAACCCCGTTAGAGTAGTCGGTGGTATCGTAAGAAATAATGTACTCATTGGTGGTAGTCGTGGCCGTCTGGTCAGTCGTGTCCTGAAACGCACCGTATGGCGCAGAATCATTTTCCGCAGCGTCCGAGAACGGAATTAGGATGATTTTTGTATCTACAGAAATACGCTCGTCTATCAGGGTTGTGGTCGTAGCGTTTCCTGTGTTTAGCGTAACAGTCCCAGTATTGTTGGACTTGCCGTTCATCAGGTTGTTGACTACCTCGGAAATCTCCCGTGGTGTAGCTCCAGCATACGGTAGAACACGAAACATCAGCGCATCCCTGCCCGTTGGATTTCTAAATCAACGCCAATTGCTGACTTCCAATCTGCGCCTGTGGGGGTAACCCGTAGTCTGTGATAGCGACCAAAAGAGCGTAATCCGACTCGGTTTTCTGAGTTTGCCGCAGTCACGGCTGGGAAACTTACGGTTTCGTTTAGCAGGTCACGCGAATCCACGGCTACAGAACCCGACCCGTTATCCACAATCGGTCTTGCTAGGGTAATCATGGATTTATTGGCTGAATCTACTTCAATGTCAGATGTGTCAATAATTGCTGTTTTTGGCGAGCCAGAGAATGTGATGATTTTTGCACCAGATACGCCAGCCAGGTTAATTTTTCCACCTAACCAAATACGAGAGTCTAAAGACGATGACAGAGCATCTATGCTTGCCGAAAAAGAATCTAGACCTTCCAACGTAATACTTGGCGTGGCAGAAGTACAGACTCTGTTGACACCTGTATCCGCATAGGCCCAGCGTTTAGTTGGGATGTGGTAAATCAAGAGTCGATAAGTTGTGTCAATTGTCGGGTATCCCCAGATGATGAGGTTTCGCTCAGGGTCTACCGCGGCACTCATGTTCCCAATCTCTGCCTCTTGTAAAGAGGTAAAGAAGTATCTGTTTACCTTCTCCGCGCCAATGTTGACGACATTCTGGCCGTCGCAGGCATAGAATCCGTCATCACCCAAGAAGTAGGTGACCTGTTGCCATTGGATAACTGAATTTGGCTCGTAGCACCCAAGGTTACGGGCGATGTTGTCAAACTGAAATATCAACGGAGTCCCAACATAGGACATCCGAAATATGCTTCGCTCCAATAGCACTAGACCAAATTCGCCACCCGTAACGCCTTGCACCGCACCACCGTCAGGAATGTCCTGAGAGTCTGCCTGTGTAGTGCCGGAAGCTGCCCAGGTTGTTTCGTTGTTAATTCCTGACCATTGAACCCGAAATGGGTAGGAGTTTTGGTATCCTGTAACCACAAAGTCTCGAACCACGGTCACAAACTTAGCTTTCGGAGCATCCGAGGCTAGGTTTGCAAAGTCGCCCGTAGAGGTTAAATCATAGCCTTGCAGGGTGTTGGCTTCGTTGCCAGCAATCAGCCTATTGCCAAACTGTGTAAATCTCCAGCGCGACGCACTTGTGTAGGTTGTGCCTGACACATCGTCTAGCGATAGGTCGCCAGAATCTAGCGTGTAGAGCTTGGTGTCGCCACCAGCAAAGACTTTGGTGTTTCCCGAGGTATCTCGTGCGGCCACCACATTGTTTAGATTTAAGTCTGCGGCGGCAGAGTAGTCAGCCTCTTGCGGGAACGGACCATAACCCACAGCGCGGGGGTAACAGTTCTTGGCAGTCGTGAGAGCCCCGATAACGCCAGGCTGGTCTGGTAGCCACTCTCCAAATGTCACCCTAGTCGTTGCCATGTATCCGTTCCTGAAGAAACTACTGTCCATGTATCTGATTGGATAGAGGATGCAGTCCAAGTCGTTGCCTCATCCGGCACGATGACCCATTCCTCTCCATACTTGTAAAGCGTTGCTACTACCGCCCCGTTTGCGGTTATGGCCGCGACACCGCTCATCACTTTTGTTGCAGCAGCGGTTATCTGCCCTGTAGATATTACAAAGGCAACAGAGTCTTGCTCTGAACCGGCTATGACTGATACAAAACCAGAGGCGTTTATCGCCCCAGATATAACTCTAAGCCTATCGGCGGCGGTTAAAACTGTTCCGGATGCGGTTACAAAACCCTGTGCCTGGAGAATCCGCGATACTTCTGCGGTTACCGTTGCCGCACCATTGATCGCACCATTAATAGTACGCTCCCGCAAACCGCTTGCGGTTACGGAAGAAGCTGCGGTTACAGTCCCGTCTGCAAGGCGAACACGAACGCCGTCTGCCTGCACAACCCCGAACCCAGCAAAATCGCCAGATGCGGTTGCGGTTTTGGTTCCGTCTGCAAGAATCGTTCCTGCGACGGTAACCGTTCCGTCTACTGTGCGCTCTCTTGTGCCGTCCGTGACTACCGTGGCAAGCGCAGAGACAGTACCAGAGACAGAAAATGTTGCGTTAATACTGCTGGCAACTGTTCCCGCTCCGCTAACGGCTCCATCGCCATAACGAAAGCAAGCGGTATTCCATACGTCCGAATCTAGGCTAAAAGATAACGCATCAATGGACGGAGAGAATAAATCTAAATCCTCTAGCGTCCACGGCCCGCATTGATCCATTAGTCAAGGGTAACGGTAAGGTTACCAGATGAAATCTTGAGAATGTCTCCAGACTCAATTGTCTTGGATGTGGTCAGAGCTGTATGCATTAACAGGTTACCAGAGGTCAGCGCATCCAAAATGCCAATGTGCGAGATCGTCCCCCACGATCCCGTGGCCTGGGGGAATGTGACATCTCCAGAAGAGGTCACGATGCCACCAGAAGCCGTTGTCACGGACAGGACTTGGCGGGCATAAGACCCACCAGAGACTTCCGTCCCGGTTCCAGCGTCCGTGGGGTCGCTCGTAAAAAGCCCGACATACGAAGTTGTCGGAGAGGTGTAGGAAACATTCTTGAGAACGTGATCCAGAATCTTGTTCTCTAAATAATTTGAAAATTCGGCCATGATTACCTCGAAGTGACAGTCATAACTAAGGGAACGCCAGCAAACTCAGACTCTTCGTCCGAGGTGTTGATGCGGGCAATGGATTGGTTATACAGACTAGACCAAGTTTGTGTTCTTGCATCGTTCATCAGGTACGGTTCTGCCTCCAAAAGCGAGGCATAGAGTAGCGCATCAGGGTAGTTTGCTAAGAACTCGTTGCTTGTGTTTGAGCCAGACAGCGGTGTCGGTTTGTAGTAGTAGAGAATCTGCAATGTGTAGGCAGAATCAGGCTTTGGCGCAAACTCAAACTCAGCACCGCGCAAGGTGTAGAAAACTGGTAACCCAGACTCGTCTGCCCTGCTGTTAGAGGAGAAGTTAGACGGGGATAGGTAGGAAACTGTGGTTCTCGGCGTCCCTTGGATGTAGAGATCGCGGATTGCTAGGAAGTCAGGCGGGAGACCTACTGTTGCATCTCCGGTTGTCATGGTCGCCGTAGCGGTCTTGAGAATCTTGCGGGTACGGATGTCCCGCGACAGACGGAGTTCAGCGAAGGTAATGAAGTCGGGAATCTGACTCGTTAGGTCAGAGCGTCCGAGATAATTACCGACGCTGGTCTGCAAGTCGGAGTAGGTACTAAGGGCCATTATTCTTCTCTATGTAATCTATCCAGGAAAAGGTGTAGCTCCCAACGTGACCGATCTGCTGGGAGAGGTCGTGATCCAAATATGTTTCGTAACCGGCGTCAAACGCTTTCACGCAGAAGTAAACATCCTCGCCCAAGAGCTTCTCGCCTGGGATTTGGTGGAACCAGAACCACGGTTTCGGCGTGTTCTCAAACACCTCGCGCTTTACCATCATCACCCCGCAACCGACTGCGGTGACTTGTTCTAATCCCGTCTTTCCCTTGGAAACCAATGTCTCCCAGGTGTTCTCTTTCTTCTCTTCGTCTATGTGCAGCATCTTGGCCGTTCCCTTTACGGGAGCCAGCCGTGTCGTTGCGTTTACCCCGACGATGGGTTTGTCGTGTTTTAGCAAAGTCTCTATCGTCGTCTTGGGGAACCTCATGTCAGCATCAATCCAGAGGATGTAGTCAGCACCCTCTTTGAGTGCTTCCCTTGCCATCTTCTCGCGCTGATCAAATATCAGGGTTCCCGATACCGTGTAAATCGCTTGGTGACCAGTCCTAAATCGACTGTCGTAGGCGCACATTACAGCCAAGTCAAACGCCGTTCCTATCTCCATCTCTCCACGAGAAGGGATACAAATGGCGACTTTCTTGTCGTCCCACGGTGCTTTTTGTTGCTTTTGCTTAATTTTGTCGTGAATCTTGCCCACTAAACTCTCCCCGGTCGTGTCCGTAGATAACGGTTCGCCGGGTCATTCAGAAAGGCTTTCATGCGTTTCTGGTCTAGCACCACGAACCCCCTCATAATTCCCTGATCATTCAAGTGTGCAATGATCGAGTTAGGAATCTCTGCCACAAGCGCACCGTCGCCCCAACGCTTACGCTCATCAGTCTTGTTATACATTGCTTTGTTTGCTTCAAGGATCGGGGCAATGTTCTGCTCGTCCCTAAAAACCAGCCCACCCTCGCCATCTGCGTACCAGGTGCGCTTTCCCTCGATTGTTATTTCTTCGCCTAGTTTTTGCATAAGTAAGAAATCGGAGGTGACACTATGCCACCCCCGATTCTACATCAATTAAGCTGCTTTGATGTCAAATACACCGCCGTGGGCCTTCTCGTTCCGAACTTCCAGGGTCAGCTCGGCAAG